CGAGGATACTTGATTGATACCGGATTCCAATCACTCACATTCACTTTATCAGACATTGACTTTAACATTTTACTTAATATAACATTCAACAATATTTCATTACATGATTCAATTTTTTTTTTTATGAGTGAAAATGTATTGTATTATCATGTTACTTACATATATATTCATATATGTTTACACTTAAAATATATATATAATATTTTTTTTCTAAAAAATATAGAATTGTTCTTATATATATACCATCTTATAATTGAAAAACAATGTTCTCAAAACCTGTATTTAATTTTATAATCCAAAAAAATACAGTAAAAAATAATATTTTAACTCATAACAATTTATTACCCTTCAATAATTATGAAAAAAATAGAGATCTTACAAAATATAAACTACGAGAATTAAAAGAAATAGCAAAGCAATGTAACCTTTTAATTACAGCAACAAAACCTGTTCTAATAAAAAGAATAGAGAACCATTTTAATAAAATAATATATTATTGTATCAAAATACAAAAAAACTTTAGAGGTTATATTGCAAGGCAGTTTATTAAATTAAAAGGACCAGGTTTTAAAAATTTATCTATTTGTGTTAATGACACTGATTTTATTACATTAGATCCATTATCGGAAATAGAGCCAATGTTTTTTTTTTCTTATTCTATTGATGATATCACTTTCGGATGCAACATTATATCTTTAGCACAATATATTAAAACATACGGAATTAAATACCAACCATACAATAGGTCACAAATACCTGAAAATATAATAGATGATTTACATAAGTTATACAAACTAACAAATATACTTTATGACATACCAGAAAATTATCAAAAAAATTTAATAAAAGATGTAAATAGAGAACCAATAAACCAAATTGAAATACTTCGTGAGAGATTAATAAATATTCGAAATAATTCAATTGAAACACGTATACAAGAATTGTTTATAGAAATGGATCAATTAGGTAATTATACAAATAGTATCTGGTTCTCGAGTTTAACAATGGATGGATATATGCTATTTTATAGAAGCTTATATACTATTTGGAATTATAATGGTAGAATATCTGCTGATCTAAAAGAAAAAATCTATATTTTGGGAGATCCATTTATTGGGAATATTAATGAAGGTGGATTAATAACAAATATAGGTAATTTAAAAGGGATTTGTTTATTTGTTTTCGAGAACTTTGTTTATGGTGGTATTGATGATGAACATAGAAAAATAGGTACAATGCATGCATTGACTGCATTAACAATCGTATCTATGAATGCAAGAAATTCAATGTATTGGTTATATGAATCTTTAGGATAATTTATCTAAATATATACTATAATGACTGAGAAAACGACTCAAAAATCTATTATGGATAGTGTTACAGCAGCTTTAGGAATGACAACTGATTCTAATAAAAAATCAAATGAAAACAAACCTGAATCAGAACCAATGTCCAACCCTGAATCAGAACCAATGTCCAACCCTGAATCAGAACCAATGTCCAATACTGAATCAGAACCAATGTCCAACCCTGAATCAGAACCAATGTCCAACCCTGAATCAGAACCAATGTCCAACCCTGAATCAGAACCAATGTCTAACCCTTTATCGGAAACCATGACAGAATCTATGTTAGTACCTGATTCAGAAACTATGACAGAATCAAAACCAAAGTCAAAAAAGTCAAGTAGAAAAACTAGAAAAATGTATTTTCAAAATAAAAGAATAAAAAAAATATTACAAAAAATCAAAAATACAGAAAAAACAGAAGAAGAATTATTAGAAGAAATGGAATCTATTGTTAATAAAAAAATAGAAGATGAAATTAATAAACAAAATATAATTATTAAACAACTCAAAGACCAAAAAGAGTTTTTAATTGATAAAATTAAAAAGGCTTTTACCAAAAAACATAATTTGAATCTATAAAGTCTCCATATCTTACAGAATAAATATAAAAATCATAATTTATATTTATAAATTTTTGTAAATATCAAAAAAAATAATTGAAAATATTTAGGAAAAAATTCTTACCATTTATTCGTGGTATCCATATCATAAATAAATATATATTTGCGTTAAAATACTTAAAAAAGAAGCTATATAGTATTATATAATCATACAATGGTTAGAGCTGCTAAAACTACTTCCACCGCCACCGATAAGCCTGTTGTTGCTGTCCCAACACCTTCTGCCGAAAAGGTAAAGGCCCCAAGAAAGAAGGTTGTTGCTGTCGAGTCAACCACCCCTGTTGCACCAGTTGTTGATGCACCAGTTGTTGATTCTGATGATTCTACCACCCCTCTTCTTTCAAAGCTTGCTGATTATGGTTCTAAGATCCAACAGCTTACTACTCTTGTTTCTTTGATGAAGTCTGAGTACAAGAATCTTGAGAAGATTGTCTCTCGTGAGATGAAGAACGCCCAAAAGGCTTCTAAGAAGAAGAAGAGAAGTTCTGGAAACAGACAACCATCTGGATTTGTTAAGCCAACTCTTATCTCAGATGAGCTTGCTGCTTTCCTTGGTAAGGATAAGGGAACCGAGCTTGCCCGTACTGCAGTTAGCAAGGAGATCAATGCCTACATTGTCGCCAACAAGCTCCAAGACAGTGCCAATGGTCGCAAGATCAATGCTGATGCCAAGCTTGCCAAGCTTTTGAAGCTTAACAAGGAGGATGAGCTTACCTACTTTAACCTTCAGAGATACATGAAGCATCACTTCATCAAGACTGTCCCAGTTGTTGTTGCTGTTGTTTAAAAAATAGAAGAAAATAAATAGAAAACGAAATAAATAGCAATAAAAAATAGAACATAGAAAAATGAAATAAATATAGCAAAACGAATGATAAAAATAAAATAGTATATAGATATACTATTTTATAACAAATTATCTTTTACATAAAATGGGTTAAAAACACCAGCATAATACGATTATTATGACAGATAATATAAAATTTCAAGTGATAGATGAAGATTCTACTCTTTATGATATCAAAGAAACAGATGATGTTACTTCAAATGATAAATTTATGCAAACAATTCAAGTAAATTTGGAAGAGAAAATTCAAGAATTTATTAAAGAAAAAAATCCAATGCTTTATATTTTAACTCCATGTTTTAATGGAATGTGTTATATTAATTATCTTCATTGTTTAATAGAAACAATTAGTTTTTTTCGCAGATTAAATTTTCCTTTAAAAGTCGAATTTTGTAAAAATGATAGTTTGGTTTCTAGAGCTAGAAATAATTTAATTGCTCGTGCAATGACAAATACATCAGCAACACATTTTCTATTTATTGATAATGATATTGCTTGGGATCCTCTTGATATTATTAAATTGTTATTAGCTGATAAATCATTAATTGGTGGAATATATCCTTTAAAAAACTATAATTGGTCAAAATTAGTAAAAGATGATGGAAATCCATACAATTCAAATATTATTCAATCATGGATAACAAAAAAAAATAATTCAATATTGAAAGATATTTTATCTGATGAAGCAATGATTCAAAATAATCTACTTAATTATAATATTAATTATCTAGGCAACTCTATAAAAATTGAAAATAATATCACAAAAGTAAAGCATTTAGCAACTGGATTTATGATGATTCAAAGATCAACATTAGAAAAAATGATGAAGGCTTTTCCATCAACAAAATATGTAGATGATATTCATTTTTTAAAGAAAGAAGAAAATAATATGGCATATGCACTATTTGATTGTGGTGTAGAAGAAGGGCATTATTTTTCAGAAGATTGGCTTTTTTGTGATAGATGGGCAAAGATGGGTGGTGAGATTTATGTAGATATTTCGATTAATCTAACACATACTGGAATTGAAGATTATCGTGGATCTTATTTGTCTAGTATCATATAAAAATAAACCCATATACTAACAACATTTCTTTTATTTGTGACATTTTAAAACTCTTTTTTTCTTGTTTCATATGTAAATTATCATACATATGTAATTCTTCTTTTTCTCTGATACAAGTAAACATTTCATATATTTTATGAAAAGATTCATCAATTGATATATTCTTATGTTCACTTAACCATGTATAAAAATCCATTTCTATATTGTCGCGTTTATAATTATAATAATGTTCAAATACCAATTTAATTGAAATAGTATTTTCTGAATAATAATCACATCCTGTTAATAAAACAACCTTTATAAAATCTAAAATAGGCATTGACAATTCTGTCATAATTTTTTCAGTATCATATAAAACAACTTCTCGTTTCATCATACTTAGACTACGAATCACTTTTGGACAACCATAAAGGAACATATCCATATCATCTGTTAAACAAGCCCATGCTAACCCATTCAATACAAAATATGCACATACTTCATCTGCTTCACCATTTGCATCATAATAAGTAAATCCAAATAATTCAATCATTTTTTTAGTTTCACTAATATCAGCATCTTTCATACTAATCATACGTTTTTTTAATGTGGATAATTTTTCTTCTATATTTTCATTTATATCTGTAGATAATTCATCAATTTGATCTAATAATGCATCATATTCTAATTTTGCTACATTTTTTTCACATTTTCTTTTTTTAATAATATCCCATTTTTCAGGTGGTGGTTTTCCATCAAAAATAAATATAGGTTCTATTTGATAATATTTGAATAATCCCAAAAAGAAGTATAAATGTTCCATATATTGTCCATCTATCAAAAATTTATAAATATAAATACTAATATCAACTACAATTGTTTTCCCTTTTAAATGTTCTAATGATATTTTTGATATAGCTCTATTACTACAATTCTTCAATAAATATTGGTTTAGATGTTTAATACCCATTTTTATATTGTGTTATAACATCATATATTATTATTTATTTTCATCAATTTTTTAATTTTTAGCACGTTTATCCTTTCCCAAACAATTATTTTATGTCGTTTATTATAAAATTGACGTTTAAAATATAAAAACAATTTATTATAAAATATAAATGGAAACCCCTGAAAAAAAATTGTCTATTTTAGATTTTTTAGAGCCTGAAGATGATACAACACAAGTATATTATTCAAAAGACAAAGTCAGGATTGATAGAAATCAAAAAGAGTATGGAGATCGAAAACGTATAAAACCATGACGAACAGGAACCAAGAGTCAACAAATCCCAACAAAGGGAAATAAAGGTCGCCGATAAACCATTAGAAAAAATATGTGAATGAATGACAGTATTACATGTAATAATTGTAAATACTTGATAATTGCACGCAAAAAAAACAACATAATATTTTATATATTGTTTTTTATATTCATAATAATACCATAAATAATTATTTTTTGTTTTGAAAGAAATAATATAATAAATACATATATTAGAAATATAATCCATGAATACTATTCAATCTTTTATAAAAACAAAATTTACAAAAGAAACAATACCATTTTCTCTACAAGAATTTTCTACAGAAAGTCAAATACTTTTACAGAAGATATTATATTATATTCAAGAATCAAAAAAATCATTTTTAACAACCGAAATTAATAGTAATATTCTAACAATGACAAAAGAAGAGTTTCCAAAAAACCCTTATTTTTTATCAATCCCAAATAAAATAAGAGAGATAATATTAGGTTCTCAAAAAATAGGAAAAGAATATCATTTTAAGATTGGGTTTAGAAATTTCACAATTTACATTATACTACCTTATTCTGAAGAATTAACAAAATTTCAAACCAATAAAATGTTTTTATTTATGGATCAAGAAATATCTAGAATATATGAATGGTTATATGTTGCATCTCAATTTGCAAATGAAATGAAATGTTCTCCATCTATTGACATATATTTATATTGGACAGATCATAAAAAGGAAATACCAGAAGGAAAATCTTTATTAGATCTAAATGAAATAAATATTAATACTGGATTTACAATAGCATGTCCTATTAAAAATAATGAGATTTGTATTTTTAGATATGAAGAATGGTATAAAGTACTCATTCATGAAACATTTCATTCATTTGGATTAGATTTTGTTTATTTAGATGAGAACCTAACTGAAAAAGCCATATATAAATTATTTCCAGTTAAAACAAAAGTGCAATTATATGAAGCATACAATGAAGTATGGGCTGAATTATTACAAATAATATTTAAATGTTATCGACCAATTTATAATGACAAAGATGTAAATTACTATACACATAAACCAAAATGGATTGATGGTGTGAAATACATTGTATTTGATACATTTATGAGAGATATTAAAAAATATTTAGATATAGAAATATCATTTTCAAGATTACAAGCATGCAAGGTTCTCAATTATTATGGGATAACATATAAAGAATTATGTGGTTTTAATAAATCTTCAACCCAATATAATGAAACATCGGGGGTATTCTCATATTATATTATTAAAAATATATTTTTACATTTTATTCCTGATTTTTTAAATTGGTGTATTGAGAACAATAAAAACTCTTTACAATTTAAAAAAAGTCAATCCAATGTTTTTCGTTTAGTTCATTTCATAAAGGATCATTATGTGAATGAACGATTTACACAATCCATGGAATCTGTTGAAAAATGGATTTCAAAACATCAAACTAATAAAATGATGAGAACCTTACGTTTTACAATAACTGGTAATGAATAATAATGTATTTTATAAATAATTTAAAGAATTAACTGCATATTATCATAAGAGTTATGCCTTGTTTTAAAGTATTACACATTATCGAATTGAATGAAGATAATAAAAAGGATATGCAAATGTATATTCTATGGGATATTGAAGAACAAAAGTTTTTTTATTATGGAACACGTAACAATGAATGTGATTTAATTCAATATAATGAATATTCTGGTAATTATGATAATTATCAAATAAATAATTTTGTTAGTTTTTTGGATTATATTATGGATCCAAAATCTGATAAAACAACTGAACTATATGATATCTTTATTGATGAAAATGAGTATAATGAACTAAGCTATTTTGATATTAAACAAAAGTGCAAAAATTTGAATTTATTATCTGCATATGATAAAGTATCTAAACTTGTGAAAAATAAACTACTTAAAACTATTCAGATGCTAGTAAATAATTAATCGACTATTTGAATAAATATATCAATTTGATTGAGAGTGTAAGGTAAAGGGTTAATAAAAAATAATATGAATAATATAAATACAAATTTTGTAATTATATTATATACAATTTTAAATAATTTTTAAATGAAAAATTATTCTATTTCAAGTTGTCGTCTTATATTCATTAATTCATAATCTGTTTCTGGTTTTTCTTTTGGAATAAACCGTTTAAGTGTTGCATTTTTTGTTGCGATTAATACCTCTTTAAGATCGAGATTTTGCGAAAATTTGGCATACAAAGCTTTTTCTCTTTCTTCACTATTACGTCTTCCATAAAAATCTGGATCTACACGTATTAATTGTGGGCGTAATTGAATAATATTAGTACCCTTTTTATAAGATCCATCTTTTGATCCTGCAAATTTAGCCAATTCAACATCTTTGCAAAAATCACTATTGGAATCTAATGAAAACATTTTATAAAAATCAGGATTATGTTTTTTGAATTTAGAACCCTGATAATAATGTTCAACTGACTGCCATTTCATTTGATCAAGTGTAAAAATTACTGGCCAAGAATCAGACAACATTTTTCTCCATTGTTTATTTTTCTTTAAATTCAACAAATAATATTGATCTTGAACATTAATATTCAATTTTTCATTTGGTCCTTTTCCAACTTTCTGTGGAATTGATTTGTCATAAAATACAAGTACAGTAGATTTATCAATACTATCGGGTATTCGTTTATCATCATCATTCATATCATCTTCTGAATCATACACAAGACCTCCCTTTATGCCTAATGTAGATGCAAAATCACGGAATTCAGGAATTAAATTAAATTCTCCAGCATTTTGTTCCATACATTTTCTGACTACCAATATTTTTATATCATATGGAAGCTCAGAAAATCGCAATATTTTTTTATATTTAAAAGTGGCTAGATCATAATGTCCCTTTTGTAGACTGGCAATAATATAAAATTCAGGATGTATTGTTTTTTCAGTTTCTGATTTATTAATACTTTTATGACAAAGGAGAACATTGTTCTCATCACCCTCTTCATACTCCTCTTGTGATAATAATATAAGTTTCATGTTTAATTTTCTTTCTAATATTGAAATTATCCAATGATCTACTGGAAAATCGGAATTTTGAACTATCTTGCGAAATTGATCAATATTTACAATTCCTTCCATAAAAGAATATTCTTTTAATAATTGTACAACAGAATCTAGTTCTTCTTTTGTTTCATTATATTTAATAGCAATATTATTAGCTTGTTTAATTAATTCATTTTTCTGAGGTTTATCTGTAATATTTAACACACGTTTTTTCAATTCTTTATTTGTATTATACAAGTTACGTTTTTCTTTTTCTAATGTATCTTTTCTACCATAAGTAGTTGAATATATGTCATTATATTCAGTAAACATACTTTCAGTTACTTCTGAAGAAACTAATGATTTTAAAATTACAGGTGTTGTTTTATGTCCAATTTGATTATATGCTAGACATATCGCTTCATATAAACTATCATTCGATTGTATAGTTTCTACAATTTGATAATTATTATTTCGCATATATTTTTCTATCCATGATTCCGAAGATTTTTGACGATACTCTTTTTTTGATAGTACAGATTGTTCTTTTGTTTCTTCTGATAGCATATCTGGTCTTTTAATTGATTTATCAATTGTAAAAATACCATCTTTTAATAATTGTTCATTTTGTAATACAGTTAAATCTTTTTGTAAATCCTTATCAGAAATATCAAAAGGTGTTTCTTCTGTATCTTCAACAACTATCTGACTTTCTTCTTTATTATCCATATTATGTTGAATAATACGATCTTCTAATTCAGAAATATTGGATCGATTCACATTAATTTTAATTTCTTCAAAAAATTCGCGATCTGCAAAACTATAAAATATCATATCACCTAATCGGCTAATATCTAAATCACCTTCTGCATCTTTAAAATATTTCAATCGTTCTTCTGTAGTTTCTTTTCGACTTTCATATTCAAATGCTCCAATTTGTAATTGAACATATTCATTATTCATTAAATAAACTGGAAAATAATAATGATTCTGTTTTTCTATTAATTTACGTTCTTTTCCCAAAGAAATAAGATACTGTTTATCATAAATATCAACTGTATAAAGAGAAGTTTCATATCCAATATCAGCATCTTCTAAATTTCTATTTTGTTCATAAAACATATTTTTCTGCATGTTAGATAATAAACTATATATAGTATATTTATTTTGTTTTGTCATAAAGATGTTATTTATGACTTGTTATAGTCGAATCGGTGATTTGCTGTTTGTGGTTTACTATAAAAAATATTTGGAAAAAATCCAAATATAGGTATTCTGAAACCATAATATTTAATATTTAATAAATCATTTTCCTTCATATTATTCCATTCTTCTATAGAATCCCATTTCCAATACCAGAAACTATTACTTACATTATAATGTTTACCCATTTTATCAATCATCATAAAATCAGTATATCCATTTTTTGTGTAAATATATGTTTTATCAACTTCTATAAGACACTCTTTTTTAGTCCCATATGAATATATGGCATTGCATCCTATAGCACAACCATATATTGGTGCTTGAAATATAATGTCATCAAATGATAATAAGTTATTCATTTTGAATCTAGAAAAAAAAGATCTTGACATTGCAATTATTATATTACAATATAAATAGATTTATATGAATTATCCAATAAAATATTTACCATTGATCTAAAAACTCATCTAAATTTGTATCTTTATCTAGATTTTTAATTAAATTGCTTGGATAATATTTTTTCATTATTTTAGGTTCTAATACTTTAACCCATAACCAATATCTAAATTGACAGAACTGGAAGCATTACCGTTCATGGACTGATTTGTTGTAAAAACGGATGCGGTTATTGGAATAGAGATGTAAATGGTGCTACAAATATTTACAAAATTGCTTATAATGCGATAAATAATAAAGAACGACCAAATTATTTATCAAGAAGCAATAATACTTCAACTGGTTTAGACGAGCCAGTAAAACCAAAATTTACACGCTCTGTGAAGGGCAAACCTTGTTGATTTTTAGTGGGTTTTGTCCCATTTTAAATCTTCAAGGGTGTAAATATGTTTCAATATTGAAAGCCATAGTTGTTTGATAATTTATATACTTCTAAAAAATATAAAAAAAAATAAATCAATTTTATATTCAAATAATACAAACAAAGGTCAATCAATTCTCACTTTTCATTGACTGCATTTCTTCCAATTTTTTTAATGCAGATACACCAGTATGAAGTCTAATATTATAATCTAATACTATTTTTGTAGATCCATATGTTTTAGATATGTCTGCTAGGCATTCATTTGTATAATCAACAATTCGATCAATTTCATTAAATATGACAGTATCGATTTCACCTTCAGGACATTCTTCAACATGTAGTTGAAATCTATGTATAATATCTGTTACAGTATGAACAACAATATCAAACAATTCTGATAGTTCCTGAAGTTTATGATGTCGTTTATCATCTCTTTGTAATTGTAATTTAAATGCTGGTTCTGAAATTTCATTTGCCAAATATTGTACACGAAGTTCTTGGTTTCTTCTATCATAATCTGCTGGTCTTGGAGGTCGTTCTATAACAGACAAATGTATAGTATTTCGGATATATGTATCTACCTTTTTAAGTATATCTCTAAATTTTGATGTACTACGATGTCGTCTATTCATAATTACTGAAATGGTATCATAAAGATGATGATTGAGACGATTACCATCTTGTGGACATTGAATATCACCTTGTTCTCTTGGAACTTCACCGTTATTATTGCGTCGCATCCACTCATAATAATGAGGATTATGAATACGTGTTTCAATGGTACCTTTTTTCCAACTAAATGCAGTTTTACAATTAGTACACCACATTTGATCACAACCATCAATCTTAAAAATACCCTCACCACATTTTGGACATGGTTTTGTATCATTTTCTAGAAGTCTTGCAGTAGCTACATTATTTGGATCACATGTATGCTCTTCATCGCGAGTATACCCTTTTACCACATGACAATCAGGACATGTCCATTTTTCACAAACACCACATTTCCATGCAGAACTTAAAAATCCACGACATTCTTCAGAAGGACAAGCTCTAACAAAAACAGCTCTTTCCTTTTTATTAGGAGATTCAATAATTCGATATTTTTCTGCATAAATTGTTTGTATTTCTCTTCGAATTTCTCGAATAATCCTTTCCTTTTCACCAATAATTTTATCCAACCGTTTACATTCATTACGTGCTTCAATAATTGGTTGTGTTGCAGGAAGAAGTGCTTGTTCTTTCTGAAACAATAAATGTTCTCTATGTTCTTTTATTGGACCTGTAATAAATGTGAGTGGGAACACATCTCTAATAAACTTTCTGGTCCATTCACGTCCACATTCGGGACTCATGCATTTAATAATAGATTCATTCAATATGTAGGTTCTACAACATGTTTGACATGCTTCAAAAGGACAATACATGCATTTTATATTTGCACGTGTCGTCTTATTAAATTTTTCATCACAAATACAACAAAGTGGTACTTGAACTTTGTCAGATTTTTTCTCAATAGTTGTCATTATTATATTATAAAGGATATTAATAACTATTTTTTATTCAATTTTTTATTTTTTTATAGTGTTTGATAGTTTATCAACAATATCTTTATATTTAAATATGGCTCGACTAGAAATACTTGGTAATTCTTTCACCTTCCATTCAGACATTTTTTTTACATTTTCTATTATTTTTTCACCTTTTTCAGATAGTTTGATAAAAGAACTACTTTCAGTGATCATTAAAAAAAGATTTTCAGTCATTTCTTCTATTTCATTATTTTTATTAGGAGTAAGTACCATTTGAAAAATATATGTTTGCATTTCTAAAATAAGATCCATTAATTGATCTGTTTCTAAAACTGTATTTTTTACTAAGTTGGTAATAAATACAGAAATAGCCTTATTAGCATCATTAATTTTATTATATTTACAATATTCATCATAATTTCCAGTTGGATCAACATATTGGATATTTTGCAGTTTTAAAATAAATCCCTTTAAAAAATTATGCAAAATTGTATTAAATATTTCATATTTTTCAGATAATTCCTTATATAATTTGGAATAAATTTCAGAAAAGAATTTGTTTGTACTTGCTATTTCAAAAATCGTATTTGCTATTTGTTCAACTTCTTCTGTATTTGTAATAGTTTCTATATGACCCAATATAATATTGCGATTTGTTTCATAATTTTTCGATGATATTTTATTAAGATTAACACGTATTTCACTCATAATTTTTTCTGATCCTTCCTTTTCAACTAGTACTGTTGGTTTAAATATTCGCTTTGTTTCCCACTCACTATATGATGATCTTCTAGATGTAGTTCTAGTTTTTTTTGCTTCATATGTTTGTGTGTTTGTTTTAGTTGTAGTAAATGTTTGTGTTGATATACCCAATTGTTTTATAATAGTTTCAATTGTCATCTTTACAGAATCTGGTAGGACAGTAGTAATCTTTTCCTCTATTATTGAATTATAATCATTTAATAAATAAAACATGGTATTACTTATAAAATATATATATTTTTAGGTTTATATATTTTTAGTTTTTATATTATAATTATCATAATAGAATATGTAAAACTAAATATAAACTAAATATATATGCCTATCATTTTAGAAAAAAGTATTGTAAATGTTATAAATGGACCAAAAAGTATTTATTTTTTAAAACAACGAATTATGGATCCTGAATTAAATAAAAATTTTCTATTTTTTTTAGGAGATACACATTCTATGGAACATTTTACTCCGTGTTTTAATGATCCAGATTGTACTGAATTACAAACAGATTTTATGCAAATGTTAAATAGCTTTGCTTCTACAAGAAGAATAGATTTTTATTTAGAAGATTTTTTAACTATAAAACCAGATATATTTCAAAATCAACGATCGCTTAAAAATGCAGAAGATGTTAGTAATAAGGTACAACAAGTGTATTATAATTTATATAATGATCCACAATTAAGAATTAGTAAATCAAATGGAATTGTAGATGCATATGAAGAAGAGATAAAGAAAAATATGTATCGTATTCGTAATGGTCGTTCTAATATGACCGAATTAGGATATCTGAATAACTCTTGTTTTTATCAACCATTAAAAGAAAAATTATGTAAATTTCCAAATATTAATTGGCATTATGCAGATGCAAGACAAAGTCTCAAATATTCCAAAAAAAATTATTCTATAGAAGGCATTGCATATTCTACAAATGAAATTAAGAAATTTTTAAATGAATATTTTGTTAATAAAACTCCTAAAAAAAGTATTAATATGGATAATCTGGAAGAGTTATGCTTTAATATGTCTGAGTTTGAAAAAACACCAAATATTATAGAATTATTGCAAGATATTCATATTATAGTAACAAATTCTAATGTATATATTGAAAAATTATTAGCTCAACCTCTATTTGTAAAACAATTGAAAAAAATGAATCCAAAATCTAAAAGTATTTATAATATTGAATCATTTGTAGCACTAGCAGAATCATATAAGGATTATTTTAATAAAACTGATTTTACAGGTTTTATAAATATTATTGAATTATTAATAGAATATTATAAATTATGTCCAGATGGGCAATGTTCTGAAGAAAATAAAGAGTTTGCTAAAAATATAATAGATAAATTAAATTCTTTGGTTTTTGATAGTCGTACTATACAAGATTATAGTTATGTTGCTGATGCAGTAGGTAATTGTGCTATGGATATTTATTATATTCTTAGAATAAACAAAATTGACAATGGAACTGAGCCAAATAAAAAATTGGTTGTAAGTTATTTTGGTTCCATTCATTCTGATAAATTGACAAATTATTTTACTAATATTGTTAAAACTCATGAATTGATTGGTCATTATAATGCTCCGCATGATATAAGAAGAATTGCAATACCAGATGTTATAAATTTGAATGAACTTATACCTATACCTTCAGACGTAATTCAAATAGAAGTACCAATTAGGGTTAATAGATCAAGAACTAGTAAATCAAGAACTAGTAAATCAAGAACTAGTAAATCAAGAACTAGTAAATCAAGAACTAGTAAATCAAGAACTAGTAAATCAAAAAGTAGTAAATAAAAAGGTAAAATATAAAACAAGTTAAATATAATGTTTGTTATTTTTGTATTATAAGATGTCTGTTTCCGAGTTAAATGATATAGAAAATCCCAAACTAATCGAAGAATGGGATGAATTAAAAATAAATGAAAATTTATTACGTGGTATTTATGCATATGGGTTTGAAAAACCAAGTGAAATTCAAAAAAGGTCTATTCCATCAATGATTGAAGGTCGTGATATTATTGCACAAGCACAATCAGGTATGGGAAAAACAGGTGCTTTTTCAATTAGCACATTACAACGAATTGATACAAGTAAATCTGAAATACAAGCTATTTTATTAGCACCAACACATGAATTAGTAAAACAAACATATAATGTATTGAAGGCTCTTGGTTCTCAAATGACTAATTTAAGGGTGAAAGTATTAATTGGTGGAACAAGTATTCAACATGATGCTAATGATATTCGTGATAATTGTCCACATATATTAGTAGGTTGTGCTGGACGTGTGAATGATATGTTTCGTAGAAAGTATATTAATGGAGATAAAATGAGAATAATGGTATTAGATGAAGCAGATGTCATGTTATCTACCGAATTTAAAGAACAGATTTATAATATTTTCCAATTTTTCCCAGAAGATACTCAAATTGCCATATTTAGTGCCACACTACCACAAGAAATTTTAACACTAACCGAAAAATTTATGAGAGATCCTGTTAAAATAACAATGGTTGCTGAAAAACTGAATCTTGAATGTATTGCACAATATTATATTGCACTTCGTAATGATAATGATAAATTTGATGTATTAAAGGATTTATTTTCACATATTAGTTTATCTCAATGTATTATCTATTGTAATAGTGTTAGGCGAGTTACTGATTTATATAGAGCAATGATAGCTGATGGATTTTCTGTATGTTGCATTCATAGTTCTATGGATAAGTCAGATAGAGAACGTGAATTCCAACAATTTAGATCAGGTGGATACCGTGTTTTAATTTCTTCAAATGTTACTGCAAGAGGTATTGATATTCAACAAGTAAGTACTGTTATTAACTTTGATATTCCAAAAGATGCACATACATATTTACATCGTATTGGTCGAAGTGGTAGATGGGGTCGTAAGGGAATGGCAATTAATTTTATCACTAAATATGATGTTCAACAAATGAAAAGAATAGAAGAATATTATAAAATTGATATTAAGGAACTGCCAAACAATTTTTCGGAAGCATCAGTATAATTTCTATAAAAATAAAAAAAAATTAAATATTATGGATCAATTTTATTATGTTTTAGATGATTAAATGCTCATTAGTATGTTTATTCACGTAAAGTGTAAAATAAATGATTCGTTTATTCATATAGTAATTTTTATATATAGTACTATATGAATTCGTATATACAATCTCTTTTTGGAATATCAAAAAAAGAAGATGAAACAATAGATGAACCAATATTTCAATTACCAATTACATATTTGGATCCTATACATATTCATCCATTACAGGAATCTGTTGTTTCGGATTTAGAATTAGTTCAAATAAATGCAGAAAGTTCATATTTATATGAACCTCTATTTCAACCAAAACATGAGTTTGCTAGGAAAATGATTCCTCAATGGAAAAATTATATAACAACAGATGTCGACTTTTTAGTAGAAAGTCAGGAAATTATACAATCTCTAGATACATATCAAGAATCTATTCAGCGAACTCAGTATGATGTTTCTTATTCTGAAATGGTTGAAATATGGAAAGATATCAAGGAAGATCCTCATTTTTTAGAGCGTTATTCTTATATGGAAATTGAAATATTGGAACATGCAAATACAATACCCGCATTTTTACAAGCAATAACCGTTATTAATATGAGTTCTCCAATTCTCAGTTTTTTTATTCCATTTATCATGTTTCTAATGCCATTTATTATTATTAAATTACAAGGCCATCCTATTACATTTTCTATTTATTTATCAGTTTTAAAAGATATAAGTCGTCATCATTTTATTGGAAAAATAATTTCATCATCTGTTTCAGGAGGTTTTAATATCAGAAACATGGTGTATTTATTGGGAATAGTTGGTCTTTATTGTTTCCAAATTTATCAAAATTGGTTGTCATGTTCTCGATTTTATAAAAATATTCAGAAAATAAATACAAATATTATATCTATTAAAAAATATGTAAACTATTCAATTGTAAGTATGGAATCTATGTATTCTATCATGAATGATAAAAAATCATATCATACTTTTTCAGTAAAATTAAAAAGACAATTAGAGAACCTGAAAAGATTGAACCAAATATTAATTAAGATTCAACCATTTTATCCTAGTTTTTCAAAAATAGGCGAGATTGGAGATTTATTAGGATGCTATTATCAGATATATTCAAAAAGTGAATATAGTAATGCATTAGCATATTCGTTTGAATTTGAAGGATACATTAACAATTTATTAGGAGTTTATGATAATGTTGTTAATAAGCGAATAACGTTTGCTACATATGATAATGCTAGTGATTTGATTATTAAGGATCAATATTATCCTTCTTTACTGATGGATGCTTCTGGATATACTGTAAATGATATTAATCTTAATAAAAATATGATCATTACAGGACCAAATGCATCAGGAAAAACAACCTATTTAAAAACTACAACTTTGAATATTATATTTTCTCAACAAATTGGATGTGGATTCTATTCAAGTTGTACTATATGTCCATATACTCATATTCATTCATATTTAAATATACCTGATACATCTGGAAGAGATAGTCTATTCCAAGCAGAGAGTCGACGATGCAAAGAAATAATTGGTGCGATTATACAGAATCAAGAGAAACGTCATTTCTGTATTTTTGATGAATTATATTCAGGAACAAATCCTACAGAGGCAACCAAATCAGCATATGCATTTTTGACATATTTGGCGAAATTTGAGAATGTTGATTTTATTTTGACCACGCATTACTTAGATATGTGTGAGAGAATTACAAAGGAAAAATCGGTTCTTATTGAAAACTGGAAAATGATTGTAGAATGTATGGAAAATGGTGATTTAGAATACCAATATACAATTTCTCCTGGTATTTCGAAAGTACAGGGTGCTATTAAGGTTCTCCGTGATATGGACTATCCTTTGGAGATTTTAGATACAATCAAAACATATGATATTTCTAATAAGGACATTGCAGTTGAAGATATTAAAATTAAAAAGAAAAAAAAGATATCTACAACACAATAGATACTTTTATGGGATTTTCTTTGGTATTATTAACCCTTTACTTGGACAAGTGATCCATTGGGTCACTTTCCAATAAAAGTCGGAACTGTTACTACGAAGTGCCCTTATACACTACGCAGTAGCATTAATATATATGGATTATTTGTATTATGAAGTGTAGGAAAAGGGTTAAACTTTTTTTCCTCGACTTTGTAGAAAATTTTCACACCAATCAATAATTTCAAACTCGGATATTTTAGGTTGTACCTTATATTTTGGATCTTGTCGTTTTTTATCCATATATTGAGTTGACCATTTAATAATCTCATATTCCTTAATAATTTCTTCATATTCCTTTTCATCATAAATCTTCTCTGCAGGTGCAACTTTTGACATTATATTATTTTATATTTTCATAAAGAAAATATAAAAAAAAGCGTTCAATTTTTATTTTTAAAGTGTTGTATATTTAGAAATATAGTATGCGTATAATATATAATGTCTATGTCTATGTTTTCTCTAAGAAATCGTCGTGTAAATAACAAGGACGTACAATTCAATACTCGACTTGTTAAATTTACAACTCCACCAATTCAAACTGGTGATTTAATTGTTGACCGAGATTTATATGTTAGTAGAAATACTTATCTTAATAATCTAAATATTAGTGGTGATTTAACAGTTGCAGGAAATACCTCTCTTCAAACATTGCAAGTAGCTGATAATGTAGATATTTCAGGAAGTGTATTATCATATGGCACTATTCATGCAGAACAATATTTACCAGGCCAAATTGTAAATGTAGTTATGTTAGATATGAATGATTTAGGTCAGACTGTAAAAATTATTGGCTCTGGAATTACTGATACTATTTTTTTATTTACATATTATCCAAAGATTGCAAATTCTTATCTTTTAATTGAATATCAGACTTCATATAGTTTAGTGGGAGGTGCTAGTGATTCGATGTACGCATATTTAAATGTATATGATTCTGATAACCATAGAATATCTACAACTTATCAACAATGGAATAATGCTCAAGGTGGAGGTACACGTAGTGGAACAATATTTCCAATTGTTGGAAGATATACAAATGAAGATACCACTTCTAAAACAATTCGAGTAGATGTTTATAACCATACAGATGCCGATAATGTTACTATTCAAAGTAATGATTCAACATGGTTAAAAATAACCGAAATTGGTCGTGAAATTATTGGTTAACCCTTTATTTATTGCTTTACAAATAACACAATTTTCTCACCAGTTTCTCTATGTGATTCACTAGTTACATGCACATTTTTATTATTCATAGGAATTGTTCTAATAAATGAGAACCATTTTTTTGTGATAGTATTCATATCAGTTATTAAATTGATATGTTTACATGTGGTAGATCCAGAACATCCGTAAGAAGAAATAATATAACAAAGACGTCCACCTTTTTTGAGAACCGAATAAGATAATTGAATAGTAGCAGACCAATATTTATCCAACCATTCTTCATATGTAGAATATTGATTGGTACTTTGTTTTGCACCAGGATATTTTTCTAATTCATAATAAGGTGGACTGAAAAATACTACATCAAAATGTTCTCTATATTTATTCATAAAAGATTGATTATATAATAATTGTTCGGATGGTTCACAATAAATATCTACTGTTTTTTGTGGATAATATGTTTCGCAAAATTCACGTGTGACATTACATACTTTTGGTATAACATCTGTAGCTACATATTCTACAACTTCATCACATTCTAAGAATCCATAGGCATATGAGGTCCAACCTAACGTTGGTGAAAAAACACGTTCACCCTTTAAAACACGTTTTTCTAAAGAATATACAATATAAGGGTTCATAATTGATGCACGAAAATAATATGATGAAAATACACTGCCAATGCGGCCTTCTTTTATATAATGTCTAGCACTAGGTGTTAATATTTTATAGTCAATGATTTCCTTTTTATAAAGATCATTGAGAACATCAAAAAAAGTCGGAAGATTATCTAATCCGGATTTTGTTTTTTGTAAAATATCAGAATAATGCAAATTTCTTATTATATTTTTATAGGGCGTTTTTTGATCATTATTCATATTTGAAATAGGCATAGCAGCATCATCAATATGAATTGGTGTTTTAGGTTGTAACGATTTATTATAAAAACGTTCTAAATATTCATGTCGGTTTATAATATGATCATATAGAAGTTGAATGTCTGTTTTTGGAATATCACGATCTTTTATATATTGTTGTAAAGGGATGATGCGATCTCCAGATTTTACATGAGCATTTTTTATAAATTCTGTAATTGTTTTCGAATTTTGTCCTGAAAATAGATTCATAAATTGTCGTAAAGTTATTATTTTCATTCTATATATATAATGAAATATAAAGAATTATATACCAGCGTAACTATATTATTATGTCATATGTAAAAGTTTTATATATGACATTTTACTCTACGTTTGAACTACATAATTCACCACGTAAATCTTTATTTTGATCTGGATTTTTATAAATAATAGCATCTCCCTTAACTGGAAATTCATCAACTGTTCCATTACCAATGCCAATATTGTCTAGATTTAATGCTACAATATAAAAATAATTATTATAAATATAAATTTCTTCTATTAAAAAACGATCACCTATTTCTGGTATTGCATATACCATATTTTTTTCGTAACTCATTTCTAAATATAATTTCCATACACAATAACAATCATTGTTTTGTAACATATATTATTAATATTTATTCTTTTTTATTTATGGTTTTAATTCTTTTTTGTTACCTTTGTAAATCCGTCCTCATCAGTTTGTTGTTGTTGTTGAACTGATTGTTGACGACGTTGCTCCTTAACAAAAGGTCGTCTATTGTTTCGTACAGGATTTGGTGGTCCTCTGCGAACATTTGGTTGATCAACTGAAGAATTCAACTTACGAGTCTCGCACATCAATTGTCCAAGATTAATTCCAGTAATCTCCTTTGCTTGAACTTCATGCTTACCATCATCCAAACTTGCAAGAACAAACTCAACATATTCACCCTGAACTAAATACTTATATTGAGAATCATCTGCCTTTAGATTCGTATAATGTGCAAAAATATCCTTTGATGAACCATCCTCCTCCTTAACAGTAATAAAACCATATCCTGCCTTATTATTAAACCATTTTACTTGACCAATTGTTTTACTTGAAGAAGACATTTCACTGCTCATATCTGTGCTAGTATATTATTATTATGCAAATCGTTTTTATATTGTTTTTAAATAATATATTCATAATATATAAGAAAAAAATGTTTTCTACTTCAAAACTAGTATCAATAGGGTTTTTATTATTAGTTTTATTTATAAGTTTAGCTATTTCATCAGTTTTTCCAGTTATTAATCAAAGAGAATATTTTCAAGAAGGTTTACTTGCTACTACGGAACAACAAAATATTCAAGCACGTTTAAATAAATATGTAACAGAAACAGAAACAATTTGTCAGGCAAGTATTTCCGGTGGAAATGGACAACAAGGTTTAAATAAAATAACATGGTCAAATCAAACAGAAGAGAATAATGTATTACCCATTATAACAAATGCTAACTATTTAAATACTGCAAAAATTGACAATTTAAATCAATTAACTCCTCCAATACAAACTGAAGCTGCCAAAACTATCCTACAAAATAATATGGCATCTCGTTATTCTATTACTGTTACGATGTTAAATGATTTGAAAAATATGAACATTGGTGATGATAATAATTTTACTGCTATATTGAATAGTAATTTAGCAACACCCATTCCTAATGGAAATAATTCAAGTTATCAACAAATATTAAATTACGTCCAAAAATTGAACAAATAATTGTTTCATAGCATTATAATTAGGAGTTTCATCATATGATAATTGATAACAATATTCCAAATAATAAAGAAATGGGATCAAATCAAATTGTTCTATTGCATCTTCTAAAAATGTTATAAATATTTCCTTTTCTTTATTATTCCCAACTATTTCTATTTCATTTGAGAACCATGGAGCCTTTCCACCTAGTATAATAAAGGCATAAACATATATAATTGATATTAGATCATCACGACGACTATACCGATGACCTCTATGAATAAAAATACTGGCAAACTTTAAAGAACCTATTATTGAATTTTCAGAAATGTTGTCTAGAATATGTTCTCTATTTTCATTAATATAAAATGTTGATAATCCAAAATCAATGAAATATAATGAATTATTCTTTATCATTATATTCTGTGGTTTAATATCACGATGTAGAAGAAATGCATTATGAATTTGTTCTAAGATATCGATCAATTGATAAACCCATTTATTTATTTTTTCAATAGATAATGTATTACTTTGAAAAATATAGTCATAAAGAGAACATTCATAATATGTCATAACTAGACATGGTGCTTTTTGATAAATACCATACCAAAAGATAGAAGGAATCTTTTTTATTTTATTCGTTTGTAAATATGTTAATATTTTTACCTCGTGTTTTAATGAAGGAGGAGAACCTATATTTTCTATTTTTATAGCAACCGATTCTTCTTTTTGTTGATCATGACCTTTAAATACTTTACCAAATGCACCACAATTAATTTCATTTTCAATTTTGTAACGGTGTGCGATAGGTGTTTCATACATATATAAATATATCCATTATATTTATATAGGTTATCTGTAATGGGTATTGATAATGATTTTGAAAAAATACAGAAACACATTTTCATGTTTTCGGTAGTGATCATTCATATTTCATATATTGCCATATTTTTAGGAGTATTTTATATTAATGAGAATTATATACGTTATTTAAGTACACTTATACAAACATTTGTAGCTATTTTATTGACAATACGATTTAATCCATTTAATAAATATTATAAAACAACTGAATTTGATAAACAGATTATATTTTATTCAGCTACATTTCTCTTATTAAATGTTGTTTCAACAGAAATATATACAACTTTTTTAAAATCACCTACAACTGATGAATATATACATTCTGTAACAACTATAATACCAGATTCATTAAACTCTTTACTTGGTAAATAAAAATTTTCAAGAATAATACAAAACAATATAAATAATGAATGTAACAATATTTAGATGAGTTCTATTGATAAAATAATAGAAGATGCATTAAAGGATCCTACATTAGCTTCAACAATCGATATTGAAAAATTATTATCTATTCGTCAAGAAAATAGATTTGAAGGAAAATCAATGACAACTATTTCAAAACAAATTGTTGATATTTTAGAGATACATTTAAATGTAGAAAATGTATCTGATATGTCACAAAAGTTAATAGGATATCAACATATTGATCAAGTATGTGATATTCAACTAGGAAAATTTATTAGGTGGATAAAAATAGGGACGAAAACTATCAATAGAGGTGGTATTCTAACAAGTATTCAAATAGAAGATTCTGGTATAAAATTACTATGTCGCAATATAAACATGCAATTTTTTCGTTTAAAATGGGAAGAATGTATTCTTTTTCAACAATTATCTTTAGAAGAACAAATGGTTTTATCCATATAAATTATTTATTTAGGTAAATAGTTAAATATATAAATATAATATACAATGGGAAGTGATTGGGCAAAACATGTTGGAGAATGGTATAATAAAAATAAAGGTGGAAATGGAATATATAGTCTTAAAGATGCTATGCAATCTGAACAATGTAAAGCTGAATGGAATATTAAGAAGAGTAAAGGAAAAACCATGCATAAAAAGGGAAAAAAACACCAAAAATCCCGTAAAATGAAAGGAGGTAATAATATCCCTTTAAGTCCTATGGAAATTGCATCAGCAACTAAAGTTGACGCAACAACAACTATAAAAGGAGGTAATAATATTCCTTTAAGTCCTATGGAAATTGTGTCTGAAGTTAAAGTGAATGATCCTTCCCCTATCAAAGGAGGAAAAAATAACAAAAAAATGTAAAGATTCAAATTAACATCATTTGTAGTAGTTACTACACATGATATAAAATTCAAGATATTTTTCTAAAATATATATAAGATGTTTAACATAGATAAAAAAAATTTAACACTAGACGAAAATGGGAATTTACGACCAGATTTTCTTTTTTCATATTGGTGTCTTGGATGGTTTATTATATATTATTTTATAGATAGTTCAAGTAGATCCCCCATAGGACAATTCATTAAAAAAGAAATGAATCCATTATTAGCATTAATCACAGCATTTGGTGAGAACCTAATCACATTTTTTTATATGATTTATTTACAATCCGATTTCATCAATTTATTCCGATATCTAATAATGATGTTTATTATAAAAATATATCCAATATATCTTCTTTCAGATTATAAGATTCAATGGTTTCATGATATTTTGGTTCTCATTATTGTATTTATAATTTATATTATTTATTTACATTTTTGGAATACCGATATTTTGAAAATATATAAAAAAACATTCACTTCCATACATGAAGGAAAAACAGAAACACCATTTTTTCAATTTATGGAAAAAATAGGATTATAAACGCCGTTTTCTTGTAAATCGTCCAATATTCATTGCAACTTTTCGTGTTTTTTGTTTTTTTGTTGTCAAAATAAAAAAATCTTTTAAATGATACATTAATTTTTGACTTACAATAATATCATCTTTTTCTGCATCGCGATTTTTATTAGTATGATGTTTTGAGAACCAATCATATAATTCAATAGATGTACCTTTTACAAATAATTGAGAACATATAAAACGATCAATTATTTCACCGACATTCAGTGAATGAAAATATGATTTTGGTTGAATATAATAAACACGATCATTCATCATTTTTTGATAGTAAGAATTATCAATAAAACATATCTCAGTCGTTTTTGGCAATAATGTACATTTTATTAAATCTGAATACGTTTTTTGTTGTGTTGTGCGTTTTAATTCAACAATACGATTATCAATTTTAAAAGAACATATCATTTGATCAAATAAATCAGTTACTCCTAATCTAAATTCTAAATATTTTATTATTATATTAATCCATTTAGTATTTGGAGAACATTGGTTATTTGTATATAAATAAATTTTCGAACAATCATCTATCGATTTTTTATAATATAAATATTCTAAAATATTTAAAATACCATAACGTAAAAATTCAGGATAAAGATCCAATAAATCGTTAAAAAACATTTGTTCTCCATTTTCAAAAACATATTCTTTTGATAAAATCCATTTCCATAAAATAAAAAGTTCATTAAAAGAACCAATTGTTTCATCTAAATCTAAAACAATAACCTTTGATGGCCTATTTTGTATATTATCATTTGCCTTTGCAAATAATTTACCCTTATATATTTTTATATAAGAATTATAGAAAGGATACATATATCCTTTCTATATATTATGTATTTCAAAAACATTATAATTACCTACCTGATGAACCAAATCCACCACTTCCACGTGAAGTAGTTGATAATTCCGATTCATCCACTATAATAACGTAAATAGGGTAAAGAGATGAATTACATATTTGCAGTAAACGCGTAAATTTCTCAACAACAAAAGGACGTTTATCCAAATTTCGAAAAGCACCAATTAAATTTCCTCGATAACCACTATCAATAATACCTACATGATTTCCTAATATCAAAGGAGTTTTCGAAAGTGATGATCGTGGATACATATAATAAGCACATGATCGATTATCCTGATCTAACATCTCACATTTCACATCCATTGAAACCATTTTACAACTTTCAATAGAATTTGGAATTCCAACTGTATCTGGAACAAATAAATCAAATCCTGCATTTGGAAATGGATCATTTAAAATAGCAGCATTATGTTTTTCTACATGAGTTTTATATAAATCAATCATTTGATTATCTGTAGAGCAAATAGCCAACTTCAAAATGCTAAAATGTCCTAGTTTATTTGTCAAGCTATCTACCAATGTGTTTAACATTATTATAAATACATATTTGACTTTATACTCTTTTCTTTTGTTATTGACTCAAAAAATAAATAGAAAATAATATTCCAATACCACTTTTAGACAATAAATCTAATAAATTCATTAAATAATTTCGTGGCTCCAATTCAAGAACATATCCTACACCATACAATCCCCAAAAAATCAAAAATAATGCAAATATTAAATAATTGAAAAACACATATTTATTTTGCAAAAATGTATTATAAATAATACCAAACATAATGAAAAAAGGAATAAATCCAGTAACTAATGCAGACATTCTATCAATGTAATTTATTTCACCCAAATATCCAAATAAAAGCATTGCCCAGTCTAATAGTATTATTGTTATTATTGTTGGTATAGTTACTTTTATTTTTGTAGTAGCAGATAGAAATAATAAAAATGCTATTAACATTAGAGGTGTAGAAAATACCCAACCATTATATCGCAAGATTGTGATTTTTTTCCAGTCTATATCAATCGATTCATTTTGACTTTTTTGAATTGTATTTGTTAGTAAATAATAAATAGTTGATGAAATTGTTGAAATAGCAGTTTCAAGCAATATAATATATTTGTGCAATGGATTTTCAAGTATAAATGCAGTTATTATTGTAATCACTACAGTGACGCTCATCCATATATGGTTAAAATAAAATGAACTTTTTACTTTTTTATAATCGGGTTTAGAGCCCTTTTTCTCTTTATTATTATCCATATATCATATTATAATATTTTTATTATGGATTCATAAGTTTCCATTCTTTCCATGAAACTTGTTTTCCTTCAACCTTTTTTGTTTCACCATCTGATGTCCCATGTTGTTCATCTAAATGTTCTCCACGTTTAACAGCAGAATCAATATATAATTCTTTAAGAACCTTACCAACCATAACAGACCCTTCATTTTGATCTACACGATTATCTTCTATTAATTTTAAAACAACCAATAAACGACTCATAATAGCAAAATCAAGTTCTTCGGCTAAAATCTTATTAAAAATATCAGTATAATTATTAAAAAGAAAGGGGCATTCAGAAAGAGCCATTGTTCGATATTGATCTAGACTTTCATTTTTCAAATTTTTGTTATTTTTCATAAAGATATCTAATTTTCGAATATCATCTCTGATTTTTTCACTATGTTTTACACGGCGAATATATTCAGTATTATCCTGATAATCATCAGCTTGACTGATAAGACGTTTTAAATTCAAACTTTCTTCGGGTGTCATATATAAATAACAAATGATAATATTTATATGTTTTATACTCATTCTATTTTTCTATACCCACAATATAAATGGATTCTTTGGTATTTGATCCTAAAGATAAAATTCCAATGTCACCACCCTTTTCAGCTTATATTGTATTTATTGCATGTCTTGCAATGTTATTCATACTATGTAGACGATCAACCATTTCAATAAATGGTTTGCATGATAATTTGCAATTATTTGTATTTTCCATTATTAATAAAATGCAAAATGGTGTATTATCATGGTTTCGACCAACCATTAATGGAGATACGATTCGTGTTACATCGTATTCTTATGGTATTCCAAGATATATCATATAATATATAGATGTACGAATATTTCCTTTTTTTAGCATTTTCATTAGGGTTTATTTTTATCGTTTATAAAAATTATACATTAATTAATTATTATGTAAACCGAACCATTTTTTATTCGCAAAATATTAAACAAATAAAAGATAATATGGCAAATATAGATAATCCAACATCTATTTAGTAAAAATAATCTTGTCAATATGTATAGAATGAAAAGCGATACTATTCTTATTTTGACTTTATTTATAGCTATTATAATTATATCAGTTTGGTTCTCCAGTTCTTCCGCATACATTCCTTACACATCCACATTAGCTTCTAAACAAGCTGCATATGAGGGATTTCATCAGAGACTAACTCCTTTAGAATATTCCAATCTACCAAATGATTCAGCTGCCGATGATACATATTTAAATTTTTCAATAAATACAAACAAACAAGAATGCAAGAAAGTCAGTGGATTTCCTGGATTTGGAGTATTTTGTGATCCAGCATCTAATTATGGCGAGAAAATAGATGTATTTTCAGATGCTAGTGGATCTCTAACATGTGGTGGGTTTGGATACAATAATTCAAAAGGTGGTCTTTGCTTAGATGATAAAATGAAATCACAACTAACTACTCGTGGAGGTAATTCCACAGGAAAGCCTAGTGTTATTGCTGGATCTGCATAATTATTCAAGAGTCTAAAAGAATATAAAATAAAGAGAATATTTATTTTATATGGAATCATATACAATTTTAGGAGAACGCAACAGTGGAACCCATTTTTTACAATATGCATTAAAATTCAATTTTCATTTAAATTATGAAAAGGGTGTAAAACATTTTTATGGACATTCTGAATTTCCAGAAGATACTTTAGATAAAACTATTTATTTTTGTATGGTAAGAGATCCTGTAGAATGGATAGACAGTCTTTTTAAAAGATTACACCATATTCCACCTGAAAATAAAAAATCAATTGACAATTTCATAAAGAATGAATGGTATAGTATTTATGAAGAAGGTGAGAAAAATAAACAAGAAATAATGGAAGATCGTCATATTGACACAAAGGAACGTTATAAAAACATTTTTGAAATGCGTCAAGTAAAACACAACTACTTTTTAAAAACAATTCAGAATAAAGTCAAACATTTTTATATTATTCGTTATGAAGATTTATTACATAATTATGACACAATTTTAAATGATATTGTAGACAGATTTCATCTTGAAAAAAAAACAGAAATTTTTCATCGAGTTCCTAAATATAAGGGAACATTTAATGCATTGTATGAAAAAAAACCAATATTATTATCAAGCGAAATACAAGAATATATTAAGAAAAATGTTGATTTGGAACAAGAACAAATATTTGGGTATCTATTGGATTGCATCTAGATATCATATGTAGTATAACAATGTTCACAATACATAATTTCTTTACTTTTATCAGGTGTAATATCTATTACATCTTTTAAAAAAGAATGCGAGCAATTTTCATTAAGATAACATTTAATATCATTTATAATTTTTTTATATTCATTCGATTGATTTTCCAAAGAAACTCGTTCTAATGATTCTAATGCTATTCTCATACAGTGTATTTGATCTTTATTATTCATTATTAATAATAAAAAAATGTATTTATACCTTTTTTTATTATGGATTTTTTATTTATTTACTAATTAACCAGACACAATATACAGTAGATTATGTATAATAATACCATCTAACAATACATCGCAAGAAGACTTTGACTTTGTTTTTCATCATTTTTAATTAATATATCTATTTCCTTATTTGTAATTTTAATAGGAAATGTAACAGGAAGATTAATCTCCTTTGCAAAAATGTTATCTTCAGGACGTACTAGTCTGAATAGATTTAATTTTGTATGAACAATTTCCAAGCAGCGTTTCATGTTTCGCACACCTGATTCTTGCTGTGTTAAATGAGTTGTTGATACAATATACTTGATAGTATCATCTGGAATAATAATATCTTCTGTTTTAAAGTTAATTTGTTCACGAATTTTTGGTAACATATAATCACGAGCAATTACTATTTTCTCTTTCACATCATATCCCTTTGTTTGAATGCGATACATACGATCTTTCAAAATTGGGTTTACTTTCGATTCATCATTGTATGAGAATATAAATAAACACTTACTTAAATCAAAATCAACTTCAGAGAAATATTTATCATGGAATTGTGAATTCTGTGTAGTATCTGTCAAATGAGTTAAAATACCAATGATTTCTTCACCCTTTGGTGTATCACTCAATTTATCAAGTTCATCAAAGAAGAACACAGGATTCATTGTCTGACAGTCCATAAGTGATTGAACTATCTTACCCCACATAGATCCTTCATAAGTGTATGAATGCCCTTCAAGAAAACTTGCATCACCAGTACCTCCCAATGGTATAAAGACAAACTCACGACCAAGAATTTTTGAAATTCCATCTTTTACCAAAGTCGTCTTTCCAGTTCCTGGTGGTCCATTAATAGCAATTGCAGATCCCAATGAATTTGGATTTGCAATCCACTGACCAACCATCTGTAAAATTTGCATTTTTGCATCATCAAGACCATACACACACTTATCTAAGGTTGCACGTGCATTTGCCATAAATTCATGACACTTTTCAATACCATCATCAATATTAACAGAAAGAGATGTATATTTACAAAAAGGAATACGCATAAAATTATCCATCCAATTTTTTATTTTGAAATATTCAGAATCAGTACTATCCATCATATTCAAAAGATTCAATTTCTGAAGAGCCTGTGATTTTAGCTTTGGTGGTATTTGTGATTCTAAAAGAGAAATGCGATATGGTTTATCAATACCCATATGATCATTCACTTCTTTTAATTCTTTCATTATTCTCAATTGTTCTGAATTCGACATCTTCTTTTTAAAATATGTCATTTCATTAGGAGTTTTATTGTCTTGAATTAATAATTTCTTGTATTTTTTGGTATTTTTGGTTCTTGCTGTTTTTACAAGTTGCTTAATATCTTCGGAACATTCAGTAATACGTTTCTTTAATATTTTACTCTTCTGATTTTTTAATAATTTTTTATGAAGATCCTTCTTCAAATCAAGTAATTCCAAATATTCTGATTCAACATCTGGTGTATCGTTTTCATCCGATTCTTCTTCCTCCTTAAGCTTCTTTTCCTTTTTCTTCTTATCCTTCTTCTTCTTCTCTTTACTATCAGTTTCACTTGGAGGTTGTTCAATCTTTTCAAACTTTTCTTTCATAAATGTTTCTTCATCATCTGTATCACAATCTTCATCATCATCATCTTCCTCATCATCTTCTTCACAACCAAAATAATTTGCATATTCATCATCTGTGTTCATAGATAATATAATATTAATTCGTTTTTCATCATCTTCTTCAGATGATTCATCATCATCTTCTTCAGATGATTCATCCTCATCTTCGTCATCAGAATCTTCGTCATCTTCATCTTCTGATTCTTCCTTTTTTCTCCTTTGCTTTTTTGATTTCTTAGATGTTTTTTTGGAAACCTTTTTTGGCGATTTTGATGCAACCTTTTTCTTCTTAGGCTTTGTTTCTTCCTCTTCCTCATCTTCTTCGCTGTCTACCTTTTTAGACATATATTTAGATGGAAACATAGCAGACAATAATTTTTGGAATTGTTTTGGATCAATTTGTTCATCTTCAGTATCTTCAGAAGATGATGATTTACGAGTTGTTTTCTTAGTAGTTTTACCTTTTTTTTTTGGTTTTACTTCTTCTTCAGTTGATTCTTCAGTCGACTCTTCAGAATAACTCTCATCATCTTCATACTCAGTAGTTGAATCATCAGATTCAGATGATTCAGGATCTGGTACAACTTTCTTTCTAAGTCTGTAGTTACTTGGGTGTTTTGGCATTCTATATAATACTTTCTATGTGATATATCCTTTAAACATTTTTTAAAAAAGTGAATCAATTTTTTTAAAATTGAATTGAATTAAAATAAAATGAGTATAAATATTTTGTTATATAATTATATAGTGATGCAGCGTAATTCTAATCTTAAGTCTTCAGCTAAACCAGTATCACGTATTATTGGTATTCAGTTTAGTATGTTATCACCTGAAGAAATTCGAAAAAATTCAGTAGTTGAAATAAAAACACGAGAAACATATTCCAATAATAAACCTGAACCAGAAGGTCTATTTGATCCAAGAATGGGTGTATTAGATCCTGGACTTATTTGTCCTACTGATGGGTTTACATATATTGATACACCCGGATATTTTGGTCATATAGAACTGGCTTGTCCAGTGTTCTTTATTAACCATATGAAAGATATTATAAAAATATTGCGATGTATTTGTTTTAAATGTAGTAAATTATTATTAAATAAAAATCAGCACCGTCATATTTTAGAGTGGCCTGCAGATAAAAGATGGAAATATGTTTCTGCAATTGCTGCAAAAATAAATAGATGTGGTGAATGTATTGAAGATGGTTGTGGTTGTAAACAACCTACTAAAATGAAACTTGAAGGTTTTGAAAAAATATATGCTATTTGGGAAAATATATCAACTGAATTAGAAGATGGAACAAAGGAAAACAAAAAAATTAATATGAGAATGACACCTGAAATCGTATTGAAGCTTTTCCACCGTCTTTCAGATGAAGATATTACATTTATGGGGTTTAGTCCTACATGGTCCAGACCAGAATGGATGATTTGTCAGGCTCTTCCTGTTCCTCCTCCAGCAGTTAGACCTTCTGTAAAACATGATGCTCAACAGAGATCAGAAGATGATTTAACACACATATATAGTAATATTATTAAAACTAACCGAGATTTATTTGATAAATTACAAAAAACCGATACAAATGTAGCAGTCATTGATGGACTTTCTAGTATTCTACAATATCTAGTAGCTATGATTTCAAATAATAAAATTAAAGGTGCAGTTCCTATGGCACAGAGATCAGGTCGTCCTTTACAATGCATTATGGGTAGATTGAATTCTAAAAATGGACGTATTCGCGGCAATTTAATGGGAAAAAGAGTTGATTTTAGTGCTCGTTCAGTCATTACTGGTGATCCTAATTTATCAATTAGACAACTTGGTGTTCCATTAAAAGTTGCGAAAAATATTACAAAGCCAATTACTGTGAATGATCGCAATCGTGCATTTTTATTAAAACTTATTCAGAATGGCCCAGATGTTCATCCTGGTGCAAAAATATTAGAAAGAAAAAATGGTGAATCTATTTCTTTGCGATATGTAGATATTGATTCTATTCGTCTAGAAAATGGTGATATTGTTCACAGACATATGATGGATGGAGATGTTGTTCTTTTTAATAGACAACCTTCTCTTCACAGAATGTCTATGATGGGACATATTGTCAAGATTATGAA